AACAAAATCAAGATTAATCGTATCGAAAATAGACCACAGCTCTGACCGAATAGTCCTTGGACTCATGTAGTTCGGCCACGATGGACTGGTCATAGTTACTTCGAGTTCATCACCAAGCTGATTACCTTCCATGTCCTCAATATCTGGATCTATAATAAATTCGTATCTCACATTTTTGAGGAGGTTCCCCGTGGTCGTCATGACAATGGATTTACCGGTTACTATTCCGGTCCAGGTCGGAGGAGAGAAATCCCTATCTGCCCCGGTTGCTGATTCCCACTCAAACACATGACCGAGTGGACCACCGCTAATAGCGAACCATCCATCTTCATCTAAGAAAGGTGTTTGATACGTTTCGATTAGCTTGGCGTTGCTCTCACCAGTCAACATATCTCTATTAAACGTAAAAGTAACTGTTTTTCCAGTATACCCCCAGGAATGGTTCGCAGGCTTAGTGCTTACCAATTGTAAAGAAGCGGCCTGTGTAACTTGCAGGGACGAGGGGAGCCTTAGGTCCCCTTCGTACCCCTGCTCAGTGTCCGTCTTATCGCCCTCAGATACCTCAATGTCGTCCCCACTAATCCATAAATAGTCAGTGGTTCCTGTAAATGAGCTGCCATCGGACGCCTTTATGTGGCCCCCCGGAGCGCCTATATCCGAACCTACAAGCCTTAATCTATAAGTGGTGTTCTTAGAAAGTAGCTGATTAGGAAAAACAGATACTCTGAAGTTTCCCGTATCATATACAGTCGAAACAGAAATAGATTGGCGAGTAAGCTGATGTCTAAGTCCAAAAGTTGCTGGGTTGACCGACCCCGTCTCAAGCGCGATATCGAAGGTAACGTTAATTACCTTATTTAATGGTACGTTTACCTGACCGCCAGTTGGATCGATAGACGCAATAGTCGGACTAGCCATGTTTATTTATTTTCCGAATCTTTTTGGTTGAGGATTATATCTTATAGATCTAGTCATATGTACCGTAGGATCGAACTTTTCGCTTGTAGCTCCGACAGGCCTAACATGTCTAAGTGCTTGCTCTAAATAGTCGACAACGGCCCTTCTGTTAAGTGTATCGGACTCCTTCTTCCTCATCATCTCCAAGATTTCTTTTGGTGCCCACCCGCTTATACGAGTAAGACAACGAGTTACACCGACGATAGCCTCCTGGATATCGATGAGTGACCTGAGGTTAAGTTGATCGAGATACGTATCGACGACCTTCTCGTCCTTATGCGGCCGAGTATCTACATCTCCCTTTACGATATAGTCATTATGCAGAGCCGCGTTTATTCTACGCAATACTTCACTTGCACAATGCATAGGGACTGTTGCCTTATACTCTGCGTGATTTAGCCTCATCTCTCCAAACCTAATCGATTTTGTATTAGCTAGATTAATACTAACTATATCTCCGGGAGTTACGAGGTGATCATCAACGTACTCGGTTACTCCCTTTAAAGTTGGTTCGACAATCTCTTCCGGTGTCTCCGCTTTCTCTAGAAGACTTGTTGCTTCAGCTGATTGCGCTGTTGCTTGATCTACTACCTTCGGCTTAGATGTCTTTCCTTTTGTACTCTTTTTGCGACTCGTCTTTTTATTCATGATTTTTACCTATAAAGAAAACAGACTGGTAGCCCACAATGAAGGGGCTACCAGTCCTATGCACTATCTTATGGAGTGATATTTACGTTAGCTTGAGACAGGGTACCTAGCGTCCCGGTCCCGGCTTGCCACGTAAGTGTATCGTCAAAGGAATAACCCTTGTTCCACCAGTTAACATTCTTAGCATGCCTCACACCTTGCCCCTGGTTCTTCAGAGCCAAAGCATAACGCTCGCGGAATTTAACCTTCTGGATGTCACGTGCTGGATCGTCCCAAGTCTCGCTTACGACCTCTTCGTCCACCAGTAGCATTCCGAGTTCTTCGCGAGTAGCCATCGTTACAGTCGATGTCGTATTCGCAGTATCAGAAGCCCACCATGGAGTCACAACGATAGAAAGAGGAGTTGGTAGTATTCCAGGTACGGTATAAGTAGTTGCAAGTTGCTGCGGATCATCGGCCTTAGTCTTATTGTTAAGACCACCGGCACCGAAGCTAGCTGCATTACCTATCTGACCTTGATAACTCTGATAATACTGACCACCACCAAATCCTGACATGAATATGGACCGAAGCACGGGCTCACGAGCCATACCGAACCACGCAAATGGATGCACGATCAGGGTGTTGGGAACGAATCCCGAGTTACCCATGTCAGCATACATGATGAGTAGATCGTCAAGAGTAAGGGTATCATTTTGATTACCATCTTGACCACGACCAGAAGTGTCATAACCAGTAGAGCTGTTGTCGAACTGAGTAACACCATTCTCCAGAATCAGATTGGCAACTTTCTGTTCCTTATGACGGATCAGAGCCTTGCCAGCTGCCCGAAGATGCATGTTCATGATATCGAACATAGAGTAACGAATCATCTCATCGGTGAGCTTCACAGCGATACCGGACTTGCCGATCTTCGCCGTGACCTCACCTGCGAACTCCAGGCTCTGTTCTGGGTACTCACCCGCCTCTGGAATGTCGGCTGCGACCATCGCATCACCAACAGCAGGGAAGGTAATAGTAGAACCAGCGTTAGAGAAATTAACTCTCTCAAGCATTGGAGTCAGCACGATGTTCGGCTCGATAGATTCACGAACAATCTGCTCGACTACACGAGGGATAATCATGGGCTGATCAGTGCTGAATACACCGTCGACCATCTGACCACCCTTCTCCCATTCCGTCTTTCTTTCACGATCTCTTGAGAATAGATCCTCTAAAGTGATCCTCTCGCGAACACCTGGAACCCAACCGTTGTTGTCCCAGATCTCACGCGTCTTGTCGACGCTCTTCTGAAGTTTGAGGTAGGCACGATCTCTATTGGATAAACCAAAAACTTCTTCATCAATGCCAGCCTTGTCTAGCGCATCAGCTACGGCCTTTTCGGTACCCTCTTCGAATTCCGTATTCCAGGAATCGAGGACGTTCTTAAGGACTGTTTCCTGTTCCTCATTAAAGACCTTGCTGATGAGGGAATCGTCAAATTTTAACATATCTTATTTCCCCCTTTCCTTAGTAGGTTGCAACAGCAATTTCTAGGGCCCAGTAAACACCATTGGAATCTGCCTTCGCTGAAAGCAGGTGACCAGGAATGCCCTTGGTACCAGAACCTTGTAACGTCAGACCAGGAACCGTCTGTACCCGACCACCGGGACGGAACTCGATGCTGACTTCTGCTTCTTTCACCGCTCCATTGGAAAGAGCAGTGCTCAGAGCAGTCTCAGCTGACTGCGCCGTTCCACTCGCGGTTCCAGGGAAGGCGACCTTGATCTTCCTTATGCACCTGCCTACAACGTGCTCATGGACTCGGACAAAGTCCGTAGCAGTCACAGAGCCAGTGTAGCCACCGCCACCGGGCGCACCACCAACGGTGAACGCGTCTCTCAGAGCGACGAGATGGCCTACGCGTCCAGTGGCACTAAACCAACTTGGATCGCTATCGACCATGACCATGTCACCAGGCTCAATGCCGCGCTCATTAGCAGTAACGGCTGGGACCTGAATAACGGTTCCGTGCATGAGAACGCCAATACTCGGCTGACGCTCATAATTAAGGAATCGATCACCTAACCAGCTAGCATAAATATCAGTATATGCGATGCCGACAGGCTTAACACCTTGTATGACACTACCGAGAACTCCATCTGATGCAGATTCTGCACCATCAGCAATCGGAGCGTTGGTATCGAGGTCTAAGACCTTATTACCGAGGTTCCAGGTTGCGCCGAGAGTGGTATCGTTAGTAGAATACGTAAGCGTATACGCGCCAGTCGAAGCTGGAGCGAGATAGTATTCTGCTACTGTTCCACCACTTGTCAGAGAACCTGAGTTGTGGGCGTAACTCCCACCAGTTTCATCTGCACCGAGGATGCCTACCCAAGTACCGGCCGGGATAACGACTGGGTCGTTATGCGTCGGCTCGATCTCTATGATAGGAAGCCAAGGAGCAGCTTTTAGTCCCTTTAAAGTCGGGCGTGCACCTTCCATTACCTCTTGGTAAGCTGGATGGCGTTTCGCATAACCTCTTGGGATTCTATAATTTGGACTACCCATATTATCCTTCCTTTACTTAGAGTTCTTTGAGGACATCGTCCTTACTACGAAGTTCGGTTGACTTATCCTTACTAGGATGAACCAATGTCGGGTCCTCAACAGACACGTCTTGTAACTTTGAACTGTTAGATTTATGATCTCTTTCCTTCAGCATCAACTCAACCTCTGGTAGAAGATCGTTAATACTGTCGTTCAGAGAATCAAGACTACGTGAAGATAAATCTTCCACATAGACATCAAGCTTTTCTCTATTATTAATGGTAATAGTACCAGGTTTACCTAGATTTACGCGCATGATGGCCAATTGATGGGCTGCTTGCTCAACCAGCTTGCCTCTAATTTCGCCGTTCTCTTCCGTTAATCTCTCACACAACTCAGTCTTAGCATCAAGCGTTGACTGAAGTCTGCGGAGTTTCTCTTCGAGATCGGCCTTGGCTGAAGATACAGATTCAAGGGCCTCTTCAAGCGCGTACCCAGATATTTGCCTTTCGTCGTTCGGCATCTGAGCCTCCTTGGGTTGAAGTATTAGTTCGCATGTGCCGTCCTTATGGTCTTCTGCGCTACCACAGCTCAGCTTGTTCGACTTTCTATTGACACAAGCAATAATTCTACTTTTTGTTTCAGAGCTAACTTTAGCTCTTCCGATCAGCCGTTTGGCAGCGGTTACATGTGCGCAGTCGGGAACTGGAAAACTTCTATTCGGTCCACAGAACGTGGATGCTTCCAGTCTCTTCCTCTGCGCTGTGCTAAGTTTGGCATCATCGAATTCGTTAGCTAGCTTCTTGATTTCAGCGACTGAATGACTATCGTCACCGTCCTCGCTTGTATCCAGAAGACCAGCTTCAATAATACTCTTAGCTACATTCGTCAAAGCCAAGTGCTCATCACTGATAGTGCTTTCGTCATCTGAGTTCCCTTCGGCACCCTCTTCAGGATCCGACTCAGATTGATCTGAATTCTCACCATTTTGGTCCGAATTATCAGAATCAACTTCGCTATCATCTACTACGGTCTTTTCTATCATTTTCGATGCTTCTTCAGTAGGTTCGACTAAAACATCAGAATCTTCAGCAGATTCATCCGTTACATTTTCTGGCACGGAAACAGACGTTTTAGTTTGTAAGCTTAGAGCTTCGTCAGGTAGTTCGTCCTTACCTCCTTCTGGAACAATCAGTTCTACATTATTACCCTGACTGTCCGATAAGACGATTGAACTAACAGAAGCCCTGTCATAAGTCGCGGAGAAGGTGAGTGACGAGTCGCGACTCCCCTCTATTGCTGCTTCTAGAGCATCAGAATTAGCGCTTGCGCTAACTGTTCGGGCGTTTGGCTGAGCCGGTACATTAACATAGCTAACCTCATGATAAGTCAGCGGCCCCGTTACCAGGTAGCATCGGTAACTACTTCCATCTATGTTATAGTACCTCCCAGGGCGGTGCTCACAAATCTCACCCTCTCCGCTATCCTTAAGCCAATCCTCACCACAAACTGAGCAAATGGCCTTGTTGGTTCGTTGACCGGTTGATACAGTTAGATAACGACCATCAGAGATCTTCTCCATTGCATCCTTATCACCGATCTGTGCTTGTAAAGTAATAAATCCTGAACCAAGATTCGTACCTGACTCAGGACTTCTCCAATCATTATCAAATTCTGACTCGTCCTTAAGCTGAGTAAATTCAGCGCCTATAACTCTACCGATAGGCTCTCCATCATGTTGTGAATGATGCGTAAGAACTGGTTTATCATATGAGGCCGTTCCACCTCGTTCTTGTGAATACCAATCGGTTGTGGCATTCTTCATATGTAAACCAGGATAGACTCTTCCGTTCAGCAGATACCCGCTGTGCGTCGCTCTAATATATGTCGACAGATTATATGAACTGGGTTGAGAATATAAATCTTGCAACAGATTTAGTGCGTCCGTATAAATACGTGGCTTCTGGTACGTAAGATAATCTACCAGATATAGTTCTTTACTCATGTTTATTTAGCTCCATCGACTCGGCATTTGCATAAATTGTAAGATTGTCATTTATGTTAATGAATAAATCTCTAAACGAAAATTGATCCGCATCGATCCTAACTTCCTCATCGTCTTTTATAGACTCGATTACAATTTCCGTACAACCCGCCAATTTTGCTGCCTCTACAAAGCCGAAACGCTCGGCTACCTTTAAGTGTCTTTGAATCAGAAAAGTTAGCTCAGTCTCTAATGAACCGAAAAGACCATTGAGCGTAGCTTCGTCACAAACGGTTTGATTATGAAGAATTATAAACTTTTTAGCGATCTTTGTCAAATCCGTTCGTATTGTTTTAAGTATTAAAGATTCATATCTATCATTGGTCAGAAATAGATCTGGCTTATTAACCTGTCTCCTAGCCTTTCTGACACCTATATCTATCGCAGCGTGTATGTATCTCTTAGACAAATCGATACCTGTCGTTTGAAATTCAGATATGATACTCTTATTTATTCCTAAGTCCTTATCAAGAACAGAGATACGAGGCTTCATTGATCTCCATAAACCTATCATGGCTTCATGATATAAGGAATCATTTTTTGCTATCGCAGGCTTTGTACTCATCTTGCCTTGCTGATTCTCTGGCTGGTTCTTGTTGGCGGTCGATGCTTTAGCAGAAGTTGTCTCTGCTGAGCTACCTACTCCACCGATCACTGCCATAGGTTTGTCGAACCTCTCAATATGAGTATCTTTCCACTCATTATCATCGAGAGCATCTTTATGGAGATACTGAGTTCTATATTCCTCGTGAGTAATTGTATTAGACTGGAATAGTAAAAGTCCATGGTTCTGATGGGCTCTCATCTCTTCTCTATCGGGAGATGGGAATGTCCAGTAAACCCTGGTCTCTTCGTCTAACTGAAACCCGCCTTCTAAAATCAGGATATCTAAAAGCCTACATGTAAGCTGGTCAGAGATAACTTGCTGGAAATCTTTTACTGCGTCTACCAGATTCTTATTGATAGTCTGAGCGGTAGCCCTATTGGCAGTGTCTCCTCGTCCTACATCAATATCCGATAATCTAAGACCAGCCATTACTCTGGACTCGAAATGCTCAAGATATGGCTTTAGGTCCAATACTTTATCTTTAGCCCCTATGAGCTCTATACTATGCCTCTCGGGCGTTACGATGCCTCCTTCTGTCGGCATCCCCTCTATTTGCTCCCTAACTATCTCTACCTCGTCTATTAGGGTGCCATCCGGGAGCTCTATCATGTCGGCTGGCTTATTCTCTGTACCAACTATGTACTGGAATAGAGGGAATAAGTGCTTATGAGTAACTAGTTCAGAAAGCTCCTCCAATCGGCGTAATGCACGTATATCGTCCAGAACAGGGACGCAATAAGGGGTTCCAAAAATGAATCCAGATTTACGATCGATGGTTAAATCCAAGACATCTTGATAAAGAAACGTCTTGTCCTGTGGATGACCATCGATGCTCTGTTTCCAATGAGTTACCCTTCCAGAGTCATTCTGTTTCACCAGTACAGAGACCGGATCCATCGGGAATAACCCTGCGATCGGCTCTAATCTCTTTCCATGAAATCTAATGGGCTTCCCTGTAGATTTACCTATTTCTCTTTTGAGAACCAGGAAACCACTTGAAAACGACACTAAATTCGTGACTATCTCTCTAAGCCATGTCTCGGTAGTAATGCCCGTTACGAGCTCAAACTCTCGTAATCTAGTCATGACATACTCTACAGTTTGAGGGTTCTGACCTTTTAAATCCCACCCCTCTTTAAGAACGAATTCTCGATGCTTCTGTATTGACCGTGCTAACAAGGCCTCGGTATCAATGGCCCTAGCCACTTCGGCATAGTCATGAACTGGAGGTTTGTAGTCTCTCTTGTGTCCAGTTTGAGCTTTAACGTATGAAAGCGTAGGAATTCTAACTCTACGCTTTTCTTTTATAATATTTCTTGCTTTCTCCCTTTCAGGAGCATTTGGCTGTATCGCAAGCATAATATCTCTTTGTTCCTTAGAACCCATCTCTAATAGAGCAGGGTCTTCAGGAGAGGCTTTTCTAAAGACTCCCATGTGGATTATCTCCCATCAATTCCTGTTACTTGTGAAAAAGTGCAAACATGTTGCTATTTTCTCGTCTGGCAGATAGCCATCAGCTAAACTTAATTCTCCAACATCGTAGGCAGGCAACTTAGTGCCATCCTGGAATGTATATTCAACAGCTGTTGGAAAATGTGATGCACGGACATCTGCCGGTATTTCTAAATAATCATCCAAATCATCTACTAGTGCTGACCCTACTAATTCATCCAATGTAATGACGCTATCGGGCGGTATTCCGCTGAGATCTTCCTCGTCCCTATCAGCGCATATATAAGCTCCTTCGTCTAGTGCTGATATTATAGCATCTAAGAGACGCGTAATCGCTCTCATCCATCGTTTCTTATAAACCCGATGTAGTGCAGACTTACTATTACCAACATCTTCGAGACTCAATGAGATCATCAACTCAAATCCCAAAGCATGCAAATAATTACTGACGACTTCCTCTAAATCTCTTTTAATTATATTTATAGCATCGATGATAGCCTGGATAACCTGCATAACCAGCGGGCAACGAATAAGGAATTCAAGGTCGGTCATTTGTTGAGTAATGAAATCTAGAATTAATTTGATTACCTTATCAAATATCATCTGGATTAAAGCTAGTACCTGCTTTATGACCGCATCGACAACCCAAACGACCAATTTAGCTATATAGTTATTCAATACTAGATTCATATCGAAGACTAGAGCATTCATTCTAAGATTTAATATTGCCCTTATAGCTTTCAATACCTTGGTGTCGATCTTGCCGAACACAGCTATGAAACAGCAGATTACATCTCTAGATAATCTGGTATCCAAAACCTGGGCCATAAAATCTAGCCCCTTATCAACGGCCGAAGCCTCACGATCCATTACGCACGCGTAGTCGTCCATTGGTCGTACTATTGCATTGCGGAGATCTCCTATTAGCTCGACTCCCAAAGATTCTGCGAGACCTAATCCCCCTCCAGATAATAATGGATCTGAAACCCCTATATCATCGGGATTAACTAACGGGCCGTCTACATCCCACCCGTAATTATTGCGAGCAAAACGCTCCTTACTGAACATCGGAGCATGAGACAAGGACCTATTAACTTGATGTCTTGACCTTCTGCTCATGAAATATGCATACCAGAAGTCATATCCTCTATCTGGTGATTTAGATATAAACTTAATTACATAACGAGTAATCGCCATGTAATCATTGATCCCCATAGCGGTTCTCATTTTTCCAACAAGTGGGGGTAGTTCTGTTTGCTTTGCCGTAGAGATTATCCCAGAAATCGTTGCCTCTGTTTCAGTATCTACATCAGGTTGCCCTTCGGTTAGAAGGAGACGTAACATGAGTTCATCAAAGACGCCGATTGCTAAGGATATAGCTAATCCTGTGAAGAATGTACTTACTGCAGTACCTGAATGCTCTAAGGCTATTTTAACCGCAATAGGTTCATAGACATTCTGGTTCTCAGCGACAGCTGCTGCGGCTGCACCTAATGTAGGACCCCCGAATATTGAGACTAAGCTACCGGCTATTGGAGCGATCGTCTCAGCAGCTTTTGCGACATTCCTCTGGGCCTTCGCGAATGTACTTACTGATTCTGCTATTTCAGCAGCACGCCAAATCCCAGTGATTTCACTAATCGCCCAAAGCGTCGTAAACTGTACGGCGAATAACGCAAGAAATGCAAGGCTATCGTCGTCGTCTAGTCTCTTGTCAATAAGCTTTTGAATAGTCCTTGATTCAGATCCCTCATCTATTACCTTGGTATTAATAACTCTATAATCTACTCTCTCAGCCTGACTTTCTATAATATCAATACAGCTCTGGAAGAGATCGAATGTGATTATTGCACCCTCGTCGCTATCCGGGTCCTGTCTTGCTACCGACTTCCTTAGTTCTGCAGCCCCCTCTGGAACAGGTATAGTGTATTTTCTTGCTACTCTTTCAGCATACTCCATTATGATACTGGCTTTGTCTGAAGCAGATTCATAAGTTTCATAAATGGAATTAAGATACTGTTGTGTGGCTTCCTCTCGATCGACAGGATCATCTAGTATGGATCTTGTATCATTACGAAAATCGTCTAGTACTCGTCTTCTTCGTACAGAGTAATCACCATCAAAAAAGAAGTCGCTATATTGATGAGACATTAAAAGTTACTTCTACTACCTGGGCCCCTCGGCTTATACATTATTCCTGATTTTCGTTGCTTCTCTTGTAAATTTCGAAGTCGTGCATCCCTCTTCATGCCAGAGAGTAAGTCTTCTGTCCACTGAGCTTTATCGCCTAATACTCTAGGGGCAGGGAGATTCTTCTTCCTGGTCTCTTCAGACCTATTTTTTGCCTCCTCTGGACTCATGGGCTCGCCTATCTTCCCAGCATATGCGACGGCCGAGCTCTTATGATAACGAGAGAAATCTGACTTCTCTTTTACGAAAGCGTAGATGGCGAGCATCCATGCGGTCAACGTATGTTCGTAATCCTGACTGTACGTAGGAATACCTTTAGGAGAGATCTTAGTGACTTTAAAATTACGCATTTGCTGAACAAGTCCGATGTCGGCACTTAGGTCATCCTGATTAATAACTCGTCTCGTATCCTCGGATCTGGGCATAATACAACGTCCCGCTTCCATCTGCCTTGCTGCTATATTAACTACGAATGACTTAGTCGGCTTTTTAATTTCCACTCCCGTCTTAGGATCGCGCAATACCTCATTACCACCCATTTGTATGGCCTTAACTTTCCTGTCCATCTTTGACCTAGGATTATCTATGCCGAATTTATGTAACATTTCAACTTGAGTTTCCCCATATCCCGCATCCACATATACATGCTCTGCATTCCATTCTGAAGTCATGCGAATAATCTCTTTAACGGCATTAATCTGAGTGAACCTATGTTTTTCTATAATCAACTTGTCTACAACTCTGTATTTGACATCATCTGACGCACTAGAACATTCGAGAACGATTATATGGGTACCGGTATTTTTATTCCAATCTACACCAATACAGTAGCTTGCCTGACTAGTGGGACGACATGACTCATACTCATAGTTTATTAGAGACTTATTGATATCCGCATTCCTAAATACTCCCTGCATTTCTTCGCCAAATTCGGCCAGGAATTCTCTCAAATACCCCATATCAGAGTAAGCATCTCTGAAGAATATTTCCGTTTCATCTGTCCAAGTAGGCGCTTCGGCGGATATAAAATGAAACTCCTTGAATCTTAGATCCTTATTCACAGCCCAATTAAAGAAATGATTTCTAGCACCTGATGGGGTAGACGAAGCCCACAGTCTACAATCTGGATGCGAAGCTAGAATAGCCATAATCGATTCTAGATCTTCATCAGTTAAATAGTCTGCTTCGTCCAGATAGACTGCATTAGCGTCCTGTCCTCGAATTTGATTTGACTTTTTACCTGAGCCTGATCCAGAAGAGAACCCTCTAAGTGCCGACCCATTATTAAGCTCAATCAAATAGTGAGGACTTGAAACATCTCTTTTAATAGAAGACTGATAATCCACAGAGTCATTTATTAATCTTCTTAACTTATCGAATACAACTTTGATTTGACTCTGATATGGACATACCAGAATAATAGAGTAGTTCCTATTCGTGTATAGATTATATGCTATATCTAAAACCAGGGCCTCCGATTTGCCGGAGCGTCGGCCTGCTCTAATTACCTTCTTCTTAGAACTACATAGAAGTAGCGGTTCCTGGTACCACCGAGCATCCCAATTAAACTGAGCCATAGCAAACTCAATAGGGTTTGCGTATATCTTGGCCATTTCTAGATCGTCTGGGTCTACGCTTTCTTCATCTATCCCTTCAGTCAGATAGTCGCTTATGTCCCCTACACAACTTGGTATAAATTCTTCCGAAGTAATACCTCGTTGTTTCAATCCGGCATAATACTGTTTACACCTTATGCAGAAATGATCTTTTTGCTGACCTATCGGATCATAATCGTTACCTATATAATCGATTTCACCGACATATGGCCTTCCATAATCAACTTCTACATCTGTTCCTTTACGAGCCATAAGCTATTCCAATTTATCTATGAATGAATTATCGATGCCTCATTACCAAGTCCAGATCTACCCGTATATTGAGTGTTATGGATCATCTCTAGCGCACGCCTTCTTTGAGTATATGCCACACCTGTGTCAGTGAATGTTCCTCTAAGGGATGTAGTTCTCATGAGAGGAGGCGCCTTAACCGGTTTCGGACTTGATACTAAAGAACCAATTCCCTGGAAAGCCAAAAATCCGAGTTCTGCCCATCCGACAAACCTTCCAAATCCCTTGATAGCACGGCCCTGATTCCACCTCGTAACCTGATTACCACTGAATCCGGCTCGCACCAATGCCCTATCAGCCGTCGCAGTTCCTAACCGAGCACCAGATGCCCGAACAATCTGATTCATCGCGTTCATCGTGGCCCTATTACTACCTTGGCCCAAACTTACTGCCATTGCTTCACTTCTTGCAAGCTTATTCACGCCTCGACCAGGCACGAACCATCCTCCGACTGCCTTAGTTGCACGCCACAGTCTAGCACTGACCCCCATTTTCCCTGGAGCCCGAGCTGCAGCAGTAGCAGCATTTAGCTGTCTTTGTACGCCCCCTTGCCAACCGCTCGCGCCCGAGGCGCTGCCCCACGCTGCTCCGCCAGGTCCGCTGGCTAAATGGAAGTTTGGCGGAAGCACTCCTATCATCTGCGCGCCTGCCCGGGTCATCTGAGTTCCCGCCATGCCGCGTCGCCACATCCATCCGCCACCAACCACTTCTGCACCAAGCCAAGTAGCCATTGTAGCCGTAGGGTATTGGCCAGATATTAGACCCATGGCGGGATCAGACAGGGATCGCGCCATAGGTGTTGCTGCAGGCTCTCTAAAGAATCCTCCGAACTGTCCAGATAATTGACTAAATTCTGTAAATGGCATAGCTATCTATTTGCGTGCAGTCCCTGCACCAATCCCGCTGTGTTTAAGTCCATCGCCATAGAAGTTCTCCTTGGGTTCCTCATAGTATTGGGATCCCAGAACTGACCGCCCGCAAGAGATGCTCCTGCTCCTGGACTGTTTGCAGGCATCCCTATTAACGCCCTTCCTGCAGCCTGACGGAATTCACCCCAATTTGGGCCTTGGCTAGCGGGCCTTCCTTCCCCCCATCCAGGATATACTGGTTCTCCACTCCCGAATCCTCCCATAGCGGCTGCACCAGCTCCTGCCCACGCGCCATAGCCCACCATTCTAGATCCAACCCACTTACCATGCCTACCCATCTCTTGAAGGAAGGGTGTACTCTCACGCACCGCTGGTTGCATCCATCGTGCCCCCGCCCGGCCGAGCGTTGCGCCGTACGCTACGCCCCCACCGGCTCTTCTTAGGCCTC